TAATAGTGCGTCTCGGATCTCATTAAAATCTACGAACTGTTCGCTAGGTACTAGCCCTGCTCTATACATTTCTGAGTAAGCATCATCACTTTTTTCGTTAGTAGAAATCCATGTGATGAATCTTTCTTTAACTTTCTTTTGAATGTCTTCGATTGAACCATCATTAATAACAAACTCATGAAACAAATCACAGTATTCTTTATCACCAGTCTCTACTCTAAAAGCAAATTCTTCGGACTCATGTTGTCTCCAGTCTTCAAGCAACTCAGGGATTACTCTATCAGCAGTAGTAATAAAAAGTTGGTAAGCTTCTACGCTACGGCCATAGGCAATCTCGTTCATGTACCTAACATCATCTTGAATAATGAGATGTTCATACCGTTCTTCTTTGTTCTTTAGTAATGTTAGTTCTGCTTCCTTTAACGCAGTAACTTCTTCATGTACTTTCTTTACCCAATAGTCTTGGTCTTCTTCTCTTCTGCCTGCTCCCCACTTTTGACAGTACGCTCTATACCCCTCCGGGTCAATAGACTTTATAAATCCCTTGCTTGCTGCTTCAGCTTTTAATGCTTTGGCAAAAGGTAATACAACTGGGATATAATTATTTTCATATGCTAATTCATAAATCATATTAGCAGTTGTTGACTTACCGGCTCTGCCTGCACCACAAATTTGAATAAATTTCATGTGTCTCCTAGTGGGTCTCTGACCAATTGTTACCGATGTTATACTCAGCTTCAATTAGAATCTTACAATTAAAAAAATGACCTGCCTTTGTAGCACAGGAGATAACTTCTCTACCTAAATCATGAGCGATATCGGGTGAGCATTCAATCTGTACCTCGTCATGCACATTAGCAACCCAACGCCATTGGCCTTTGAATTTTTTATTAAGTTCTTCGTGAGCATAGCAAGCCCAAAGCTTTGCAATATGAGCACCTGAAGACTGTAATAATGTATTAAGTGCAGCGTGCTCGCTACGTACTGGGATGTCACGCCAATTAAAAGGACGGACAGAACCTTTAGCATGAGTAGAGAAACGACATTCGTCTACTACTTGCTTAAGACCCGGAATGTTTACAAGCAACTGTTGTTTGATTCTTTTTGCATTAGCTGCATTGGTATTAATTACTGAACCAAACTTTGCATCACCGCCGCCATACAAGAAACAATAGATAGCAGACTTGGCAAGGTTCCGTGTGTCCAATCCCATAGCATTCTGATTGTGGGTGTGGATATCACCATTAAGAATCTGATCTGCATAAGCACCACCATCATACTTTTCAAGATAGTGAGCCAGCATACGCAGCTCAAGACCAGACAAATCAGCACCCAATAGAACCCAGTTCTTAGAAGGGATAAACAAACTTCTTGCTCTCTTGTCACCACTAACTTGTTGCATGTTTGGATTGTTAGCACTCATGCGACCTGTAACAGTGCCCAAGGTATTTAAACTACCATGGATTTTACCATCACGACTTGCTTGTGCTCTGATAATCCAATCAGAAACTTGACTCATTAGTTTTGTGTTGTCAAAATATTGTACCAACACCTGTGCTTCTGGGTAACTTAGCTTAGACAAGACGGTTCGATCTACTTTTGGATTGCCTTTGTCTGTAGTTGGATAGCTCCACCCATACTTATTACTAAGCCTACTGGCAATCTGTTGTCTAGATCCAGGATTAAACACAGTTACTTTATCCTTTAATCTTTTGCCTGTCTTATTAGACCAACGTTCTTCTACTTCATCAGGAAAAATAGTTTGCATATCATCTTCAGTAGATACCTTATGCATTAATAGTTCTTGTTCAAGCTGTTGAGCACGCTTAAGATCAAAGGAGAACCCATTCTCTGTTTGTTCTGCAATAATTTCTGCAACCTTATGTTCCATCTTAACAGACTTAGCATTCTTGTTGCGGAATTCTTCTTGATATTCATATACCTTAGCAGAAACAACAGTGTCTTGCATACAATACTTTAACATCTCATCAGAGTATGCATCAAACCCACCAGTATAGTCCTGTTTGTTATCACCAAGTAACATACCCCACGACTTAAGGGAGTGTGATTGGTTAGGAAGCATAGGTTTATCAGGCCACATCAACCTGCTAACAATAAGCGTGTCGCAAAAGTTGACATTAAAATCCCCATATAAGCGACGAAGAAGAGGAAGGTCGTAGTTAACGATGTTATGACCGACAACCAGATCAGCCTTTTCCAATTCGTTGATGAACTTGGGGATCTCTTCTTGCTTGTACCCTGTTGTTTTGCCGTTTGATAGATCGTGGATTGCAGCACACCAAACTGTGTCTGCTTCCTTAATGGCTTTTGTTTTTGTAATGGTGACTTCATTTAATCCATTACCTTCGATGTCAAAGATTAATACTTTCATAGTTATATAGTACCTCGTTGTCTGGAGTTACAGTAAACTCAACTTCTTGTAGCCTACTGGTATCCTTGTTATAATAAAGAGCAGTACCAAGACCACACTGACCTGTCTTACGATTCTTTAGCACGCGAATGCATGTGGTGTTAGCAATCTTATCGTCTGCATGTTGACGGTTTCTTTCTAGAGCAAACACATAGTCTGCAATCTGAGCAAGAGAACCTGAGCCACGCAAGTCACTAAGATTAATACGATCACCTTCATCTACATTCTTATCGGTCTTCTTAATGTGTGAGATAACATGAACAATACAACCCGTGCGTTCTACTAGAGAACGGAGCTGCTTCATGACATCATCTAGCACTAGTCGCTCTGAATTACCAAAGCTATCTTGTTGACTAAGAAGAATGTTACCAAGCAAAGTAATGTGATCGACAATCAAAACTTTACAATCAAGAGCAACGGCCATGTATTCTAGTCTGGACATTACGTTTTGCATGTTAGCATTACCAATGTGATCATAGAGATACAATGGGTACTCACCAATTTCTCGCTTGGCAGCAAGATATTCTTCTTCACTTAGTGTATCAGGAACACCAAGATCTACTTCTTCCTTGTCAAATTGCTTACGCAAATCATTAAGCTGTCGTTGACCTAGGATCTTACGAACGGGCTTACCAAGCTTAAGAGAAATCAAGTCATCAACTGTAGACTCTGGTGATTCTTCTAGGAACACACAACCCGTAGCATTTCCTTGCTCAAGATGGTGAATAAGAAGTTCTCTAACAATAGAAGACTTACCATGGCCTGTTGCTGATGTCCATAGATTAAGACGACCAGCATCCTGACCTACCATAAAGGTAGTAAGCTTATCCCAAGGGTACTCGTAAAGTTGCATAACTTTATTACGTTCGTTGGTAACTTGGCTGACATGTAGAATAGAATCAGGGCTATGTGTCTTAGCATTCCAATAGCATTGCATAAGAGCCTTGCCTTCACACATCTTTAACATATCATTAGGATCTTTGCGAGGTAGCTCCATGATCTTAACCTTACCGGGAGGTAGGATCTCTGCAACTTCTCTTGATGCCTTTCGACCGGGGTCATCCATGTCAAAACAAATAACAATATTATCAAACGATGAAAGGAACTCATAGTTTTCTTTAACAGATTTAACTGCTGAGTTAACACCGCTAGGGATAGACACAACAGGATACTTGTTATCAAACATCTGTGACATAGTAAGAGTATCAATAGCACCTTCTGTAATTAGAATGCGTTGACCACCCTTTTCAAACAAGTGCTGACCATACAAAGGCAAGTTCTTTGTGTTACCTACCCAACGAAAGTCTTTAGTCTTTGTGTTGCGTACCTTCTGTGCTTGAAGTGTACCATCTACATTATAATAATTCTCAATCTCTAGTGTAGTATCCATACCACCATGAGTTTGGTAACGATACTTACGACAAGTGTCTGCATTAATCTTACGATGGGACAAAGCTTCAACGTCACCAACATAAGGAGTAAACTCTCTGTTAATATTTTCTTCTTTGACCTGAGTCATGTAGTTGTTACTACCCTTTTCATAATAGCCACAAGCAAAACAATACTTGTGATCGTCGTCATAACAAGCGAGATTGTCCCCGCTATTGTCCCCGCCGTTGTCGGCACACTTAGGACACTGCTCTCTATCTACTACCTTTGATCCATTGATCGTTGCTTCTAAAGACATTTGTTTCCTTACTGTTTATCCGAATAGCCCCAGAGGGATTTGAACCCCCGACCTGCGGATTAAAAGTCCGTTGCTCTACCAACTGAGCTATGAGGCCATAGTTCATTTACGTGTTAGAAAGAAGGACCATGCAAGTAGGGCGACAACCACAACCAAAAGAATAGTTGTTGGTGCTACCATAATAATAATAGGGTACGTTAGTGGAAGGTTTGCGTACACTGCACCGCCTAAACAAAAGGCAGCGAGTGCTAAGGCAACAACGTTACTCCACTTGTACCACTTTTCAAGATTCATCTTTGTCCTCCATGTTATTTAGTTTCTTCTTGCCAAAAATATCATCCCATTTCTTACCAAATTTCTCTCGTTCTTCAAGAGTTTTCTTTACTACTTCGTCTGGTTTGTTTGGTCTGTATATTTTTCCGGGTGGATGGTTCCATGGTTTTGCCATTTGATTTATCTCCAAAAATTTTTTCCCAATTTTTTCGGTATTGTTCTTGGTCTACCTTACGATAGGTATCACCCTTGCCTGCACTATGCCTGCGTGTCATCGG